CTCTTATGGTTTTCGTGATCATGAAAGGTTGGGTCTGAATGAAAGTAGAAGTGGTGTGGGAGATGCGGGGGCGTTATCAGAAGAACGTTTTGGAGTTGGCGCCTTACGATGCTAACGTCATTGCGTCTGATGGCGAAGTCCTCGACCACTTAGATTCCGAAGAGATCAAGCAAGCCGGATTCGTCTTATTCATGGAAGATGATGGTATGGTGGCTATTCACGCCAACCAGATTGCAAAGATGGAGATTGTCGATGGCAATCGGTAGCGCTCCAGAAATCGGTACACAATTCACCACTTGGGGTAAGATGGATGAAG